AGACGAGTCACAGTCATTACCCCAACCCCAATCAGTTGGTCTCCCAACATACAGCGGTAAATGTTGGGGCCAATACCTAAGCTGTCGGCCTTATAGTGAAGCTCATGCAGTGTGTTCCAGTCCTCGATCGTGCCGCGCTCGATATAAATATCCTTAAGCAGAGACATGCGGTGGTTCTTTGGAGTTTCTCTACGCTCGATAATCATACTGAACTTCTTCGCGACTCAAGAACGTTCTCGTAAAACCAAATGCTGAATGCTATACCGCAGCATCCGCCAAGTGCGCAAACGGCAAACGTCATGTACGACCCTGTCGCCGCGTACTTTATGAATGCAAAGTTTGCCGAGGATATGCCAAAGCTCGTTACTATCGCGGCAGTGTACCGTCCTTGATTTACGTTTTTAGACTGAAGCCCCAGTAAAAATACGACGAAAAAATTGCTAATGAACATCAGCAGAATGTCCAAACTTGATATGCTGCTCATACTGCGCCACCGGGCCATTGATCATCATCGCTACCGCCAAAGATGTCATCTAGCAGCATTGCAAACATCAGTTCAACGTTTGCTATTATCTTTTTCATGACAGCTTTTATCTCTTCAAACATTTTTATATCCCCTTTCCGCTCTAACAATCTTCACCTTCTCGCGGTATCTTTTTTCTACATACAGATTGGGGGCCAAATCATCAACCATGTCGTGATGTGTTGTTGCCACCATTAGTGTTGCTCCTACTAGTCTGGCTATTTTTTGCATATTGAATGCCAAAGCTTTTGCCGTATGGCGATCCAGAATTGCCAGGAACTCATCTGCGAACCAAACTTTTGCGCCACTTTCTATCAGCTTTGCCAACCTGAAGCGGTAGCGTTGTCCGTCTGACAATTGGTTTGGTTTTCGTAGCCAAATGTAAGCGTCACTAATGCCCGCGAGAGCCATAACATTTGTCGCGCTCTTTGTGTCTTCACCAATCTGGTCAATTAGTGGCTTGTCTAAAAGCTCAACCTCATCAATGTTCGATACCTTGAGCCCCTCAGCACTCATTAGCTCAGCCAATTCGCGTAGCGCCACCGACTTGCCGGCGCCCGACTGCCCAGTAATATAAACCACGTCACCCTGATTTACTTCTAACTCCTGATTGTCGAAGACCACGAATTCTTTGTCGTCCAGCCCAAGACCGAATGCTTCAGCTATCTCAAGAACCCGGTCGGAGCGCTCTACTTCAGTCTTGAACCGCTTATCTATTTTGTAAATCATTTTTCGCCACCCAACGCAACCGCATTACGCCACCACACACATGCCAACGGGTTGTCTTGCCAAAATTGACATAGCCCATTTGCCGTTAATTCCGTAAATAACTCTTCGTTAGAATTATCATTGAGTCCATACCCCCAGTGAATCGCGTGAAGAACTTCATGTATGAATGTGTTTGCTATTTGTTGTGACGTTTGGTCGTTTACTCTAATTCCAATTCTGTTTTTTATCAGGTGCGTTACGCCAATTGCTCCAGATAAATTACTTTCGTCTAGGTGCATAATCTTTATCTCAAAGTCAAAACACCCAACACGAACACTCTTTGGTATTGATTTAATAACCTTATTTAACTTGCTCATTGGTGACTTATCCTATGTAATTAAACTTTTGACAAAATGTACGAACGCTTCCGCTGGAGGCATACCACTTTCTGCTTCAATCTGAGCCATAAACTTCACAATCACACGCTCATCCTTGCCACTGATCGCCTTAAAGCCCATCGCCTTTTCGATTCTCACGTCTTTGGCGTCTGCTTCATCAATCCTTTGGCCTGTTTCTTCCGTTTGTCTCTTCACTTCTTCATCAAGGTCATCGACAAATGCTGTCGCATTTATCTCGCCCAGATCGGCCTCAAGGAACTCCAACTCTTTTTTGTCAAAGATGCCATCCATGTCGAAAGTCATCAGTGACAATTCCTGCTGAAGAATGTCGGTGTCGATATTGCTGATCGCCACTCTGTTATCAGCCAAGCGAAACGCTCTCTTTTCGTCCGCCGTCATCGTGGTGACGCGCTCTACCGGCACTTCTTCAAGGCCAAGCTTAATCGCTGCCAGCCTGCGACCGTGTCCCGCGAGAATCACGCCGTCCTCATCAACCACTATCGGGTTGCCCTTCCAGCCAAACAGCTTGATGGACGCGGCTATCTTCTCTACTTGCTTATCGTCGTGAATTTTTGCATTAAGCTCGTATGGCTTAATGTCTGAAAGACTGGTCATTACCACGCTAGACTCGCTCATTTTCTTAGCCTCTTATTCTGCTTTGAAATCGAACTCACATACACGGCGGTAACAAAGATGCCCCCGATTAGAAATCCAAATCCGAAGCTTGTTACTGTTATGAATCCAACTGCTGTAAACCCTATTGCACTCATTATTCTTCCTCTCTTACCAGTTCGATTAGCTCGTGGTACGAAAGATGCTCAATGTCGTCCATCTCTGTTTCGTGTCCACTTGCACTTACGCATGATCTGCATTGAAACGGGTCAAGTTCTTTGTTTATGCACGTTGCGCATTCTGTAAACTTATCTGACTTCATTTGCTTGACCTACACGTAAGCATGTAAACCAAAGCGTTGCCGGCGTTTTCAAGACTGTCGCCGTCTGTGAATTTCTGACCTTTCATCGTCGCTTCAATCAAATCTGTCAAGGTGTCTATGTCACCAACTGGCACTTTGAACCGCATTATTGAGTGTGTTTGAAGTGGTTTTTCCATCGGTTGTCTTGGGGTTTCATCTTCATCCGGTATATCTAACTCATCCAACTCTATACTTACAGATGAAAAGATCGAAGCGAGGTCTGATTCTTCGTAAGGCATGTATGACGCGAGTTCATCAACCGTCCCAAGTCCCTCAAGAAGAGCGGCCAATTGCAGCGCGTCATCATCACCATATCGGGAGTTATCAATGAGCCCTACCTCTTTTGCTTTCTTATCATCAATGCGCCCAAGATTAACTATTGGGATTTCTTTGATGCCCAGTCGCTTTGCTGCGATTGCACGATGCTCTCCGCCAATGATCTGCAATTCGCCGCTCTCAAGCTCACGCACAACGATTGGCTTAAACATACCAAGTCGCGAAATGCTTGCTTCTAGTTTTGCTTCATTGTCTGGACTTACGCTGTTCGTATTCCAGGGGTTTGGTCGCAAGGAATCTGGATTAACCATGCTGACAGAAAGAGGCTTTTGTTTCATAAGAATACCGCTATATAAGTGTTGTTTATAAGTCACTGCTGACTTATACTAACTCATCAAAACCAACATGGCAACCCCCAAATGACCAAAGAAATTGTGACCATAGCAAGCAACGCCGTTGACGCGAAGCTAATAGACCCAACTCGTGAAATGAAATTGGAGGCGCAGCGCATACTAAGCTACCGAGTTTCAGGCGGAGAGCATAGCGCCTCGTTCAAATCCGGAGGTTGGGATGGTCGCAGTTCGTTCTTTAAGTTTCGAGAAGGCAAGTTCCCAGCCGGCTTCGTTCATTTCGTAGCCGCTCACATGAAGCGCAAGGGCTATGATGTCAGAATGGCGCGTAAGCCCTTGCCAGAGCCGCTTGGCACAGAGAATCCGATCGTAGACACGTTTCTCGAAGACCCGCGCTATGACTATCAGCGTGACGTTGTGGCGCGTCTGGTCAAACACGGGCAAATCATTGCTCAAGTAGCCACAGGCGGCGGCAAGAGCAGGATCGCACGTATTGCGTTCGCTAGAATCAACCGCCCCACTTTGTTCTTAACCACTCGCGGCATTCTGATGTACCAGATGAAGGACGCTTTTGAAAACGACTTGGGCGTTAGCGTATCTGTTCTGGGTGACGGTCAGTTTGGACACACGAGCGCACTCGGTCAACAGTCAATTAAGAAGATGAGTGTCGGCATGGTTCAGACGCTCGTGAGCAGACTTGACATCACGACACCAGAGAGAGAGTTTGAAAAGCTCTACGAATCAGCTACGCGCAAGAATGACAAGGCCATCGAAGCGCTTAAAGTATCTTTGAAACTTCAAAAGAAGGACGCTAAATTCATCAGTAGAGAGGTTAATATTCTCGCGGCCGGCCAGGAGAAGATTCTGAAAGCCGCAGCTAAGAAGATGGGCTTGATTGCTGAAAAGAAAGCTGTCGCTCAGGCCGCCATTCGAGCTCAAACAATCAGCCTCTTGGAGAAGTTCGAGTTCGTCATTCTTGAAGAGGCGCACGAAGCATCTGGCAACAGCTACTTTGAAATTCTTGAGCATTGCAAGAACGCCCATTACCGGCTCGCACTCACCGCTACTCCATTTATGAAGGACGATGAAGAGGCCAACATGCGTCTCATGGCAAGCTCAGGGCCGATCGCCATCAAGGTGACTGAGAAGATGCTGATCGAGCGCGGAATCTTAGCCGCGCCTCATTTCAAGATCGTGAAGCTAAAACACCAACCACCCAAGCTAATGCGCGGTACAGGTTGGCAAGCAGCGTATCGTTTGGGCATCGTGGACAACGCGGAAAGAAATAATGCCGTTGTCTTTGAGGTCGAACGCGCAGCAAGACACGGCATGAGCGCTATGGTTCTGGTTCAGCACAAAAAGCATGGCGACGCTCTTTTCGATCTTCTGACTGAAGCCGGCATGGTCGTTGAGTTCATCCAGGGTGAGGACAATCAAGACGAACGCAAGGTAGCACTGCGCAAGCTTGCCTCTGGTGAAATCAACGCTCTGATCGGCACGACCATACTTGACGTGGGTGTGGACGTTCCCGCTGTTGGTATGATCGTTCTCGCTGGAGGCGGTAAGGCAGAGGTCGCTTTAAGGCAGCGTATCGGTCGTGGACTTCGGGCGAAGAAGTCTGGCCCCAACGTGGCGCTTATCGTTGACTTTGATGATCCTCACAACAACTACATCAAGGCGCACGCCATGCAGCGCCTTGCGATCATCAAAGAAACTGAAGGCTTTGGTGAAAACATTGTCTGTCATGATTTTGACTTCGAGGCGCTTGGGTTGTCTAAGGTTGGGTAGCGCAATAAGCACTTAATGACTATAATGCTTTATGTGCAGTATGCGAATATCAAATCAAGGAGGTTACACAATGGCTACAAACAACGGAACATCAGATTATTACAAAGGTCGCGGCATGACTCGCTACACGCTTATTTTGCCAGAGGTATACAAAGCAAAGATCGAGACTATCGCCAAGCAGTACAAGCTGACACAGGGTCAGGTAATTGAAGTTATGCTTGACCAGATGCTCGATGAAAACGAAATTGCCCCGTTCTTCATTGCTAGGGCGGAAACCAAGACCGACGGTCGCAGCAAGGGTACGCCTAAGAAGAAGATTCTCGAAAGTATGAAGGACTTGTCGTCGGAACAGCTTGCTATAATCGAAGCTCAAATTTCCGCAATGAAAGCTCAAGCATGAACCGCGTTATCTGTGGGCTAATCGGGATTTCTTTATCTGGTCTTGTTTTCGCCGGAGATTATGAAGATGCCGTTGACGACCAGCGCTGGTGTAACAGGGTTGGTGAATTTGGCGGATTGATGTACGACGCCTCTCGTCAGACTGATTCTGAATACTCAAAAAACAACATGCTCAACCTCGCTGTCAGGGTAAGTAAAAACGACTACGAGCTTAGACTGCACAATTTTGCTATCAATTACGCATTCGACAACGCCACAAGTAAACATGATGCAGTAATGACAGCTTGGGCGAAGTGCATTGATACTCGTCGTTAATTGGAACTCTTCCCAAGAGTGTAAAAGGAAAGCGCCGTAGGGCGCTTTTTCTTTGCCCGAAGGGTGAGGCTTGTATAAGGATTGGTCATTTGGAAATTCCCAATTTTGGAAATCCAAGTTGGGTGCCTGGAGTTTTGAAGTCTGGAGCTTGGGGTTTGGCTGTATAAGGATATGGGTTTGGGAGGTCGGCGGGGCTGTATAAGGATGGTCTTTTGGGAGGTCGGATTGAGGAAGGGAGCCCCCACCGACCTTCTCAATTCCTTCTATGACTTCGCACCATTAAACGATATACACTGATTAAAATTTAAGCAAAAAATACGCACCTTTTAAGGTGCGTATTGTTTACCTGTTCGCTGTACGTTCGCGCATTTTAATCTGCACCTGTTCGCGTGCTGTGCGTGCTGCGCGTGCGTGATGTGTTGCTCTTTTCATCTCTTCGCAATCGCGTGCGAATCGTTCACTGTTTGCGATATGCTGCGCGAATCGTTCACTGTTTGATTTTACGTTTTGCATGATATAACCTTTTATGTGAAGGTGCGCATTGTGCGCACCTTATTGACTCATTACTGACTTATGCGAATAATGCGCTGAATACCTCATGACCTTTGACAGTTAATTCTATATTGTCAGACTTAACGCGCTTGTGTATTACCGCTAATTCTAGCGCGTTAAGCATCTGACGCGTAGAACTGCGTTGTGTATCTGCGGTACTAGCTGCTACGCGCATACGCGCTTTGATCACCTGTACAGCTTCTAATTCGTTATATGTAATATCTTTTGATAAACAAACTAGCGCAGATTTTGCGAATATCACACCGTCATTGTGTAGTGCGTTAGCAACGATTGTTGCTGTATAACTGTCTAATTCGCTCACAAGTTTTGCACCAATAGCAGACAAAGTGCTAACGATTTTGACGTTTACTTTTACAGCAATAAAATTGTCGCTTGCTTTTTTTATTTCGCTTTGCTTTGCGATTATCGCTTGCATTGCTTCGTTATTAATTTTAATCATACCATGCTTAATACTTTTTTCGCTTGCAATTAAGCGTTTTTGCGCGGTCGTGTTATCTTTCGAAGGTGTAACGCTATCACGCGCAACGATAGCAGCATAAAGAGCAGAAAAATTTTGATTAACTTGAGTTGCATTCATTTTTTATCACCTTTTAGTTTAGAGTTTAGTTGTGTGTTACTGGTTGTCATTATATGTAAACTGCGCAGCATGTATACAACTATTTTTTCATATAAAACGCATTATTTAGCAGAAAATAATATAAGCGTTTTATATACATATTGCGCAATGTGTGTTATTCGCACGTGCGCACGCTTCTGTACAGTCACGCGCACAGCACGCACACGCTGTGCAATATCGCGTTTCTAGGGTTTTGGTTTTTGGTTTTGCACACGCAGACCGGCGTGTCAACATGCGGTGTAGGCGAATTCGCTTCAGGTGGAAACCTGGTACTGGAGTGAGTTAATCAGTGGATATATGTTCCGGCCGGCGCAGCCGTTTTGGAACAGCCATGGAGTGCCACTAGCCGTCGTCTCTTCGTTCCTAATGGGTAACGCCAGGAGTAGCCGTTCCAAGCCGGCGTGGGAGCTTCAAGGGCTCGGCGAGGCTGCGGGAATAGCCATGGCGCGTCACTATGCGCCAACAGGGTGTGAATTGAACTCACATCCCTGCTTTGCTTACCTGCCGTAGATCGCCTCAGAGTCGCTTGACCAGGCGCGGTTGCTCTTGTGTGACATTTCAACGCGGTAGAAATCGACTTCCAAGTCTTCTTGTTCCGCCATGTAAGCGGTGAAGTCTTCACGTGCTATACGCTCTTTGGTCGTCTCCTTCTTTTCTAGATGTGCTGTGTTTGTCTTGAAGATGTTGGATTCTACTGCGATACCGTATGATGCGTTCATGATGCGTTCCTCGTTTGGTTGTTTACTGCAACGTTGCAGTGTTTTAATTTTAAGTGACTGTCACAGGACAGTCACTTGTGACTTACTGGATTGTTTTTAAATTCCAACAAAAAGCATATACGCGAAGATCACACCGAATATCAATCCGAAGGCTATCTCTTTTATGACTGGTTTCATTTTGTTTACCTTTTATGCGAAATAAGAAACGAGAGCGGGGACGCTCATGATAACTACAGCTGCGCCTGCAATAACTGAGCGGATTGCGAAAGTGATTTGATTTTTCATTTTGTGTCCTTTGTATGTTGGTTGTTGTTTTGTCGCGCTGTTTTGCGACTGAAATCATTATAGAAACCGATCTGTGGCGGTACTGTGGCGAACTTAAATGAGCCTGTCTCCGGCGGAATAGCGCCGCCGCCATGGAACTACGGGCAGCCTGAGTGGGAAAGAGTCCATGGCCTGCCGTAGCCTGATGAACGGAGAGCCGGTAGCCTATGGAGTGGAGAGTCCTTAGCCTGGCGTTGGAAGAAGCCTCGCCTGATGGCTGAAGAGTCCATGGCCTGCCTGAAGAAGATGCAACACCGCCTGTATTATCTCAACCGATGTGTGGAGCATCTTTGGAGCTTTTACCTTCTCCTACCGCTGTTACTAAGTGCACCGTGTCCAGCTAAGGTAGCGTGATGGAGCTCTGGTGATTTCGTGACCGTCTAACAGGCGACGAATGCGGTAGCTTGAATCCTGAGCTACGTTCATAACTTCACACTCGTACACTTCACTGGAGAACTTACCGAAATACTCCGCTTGAACATTTACCTTTTCACCGATATTGAGTTGCATAATCTTGCTTTCGTGTTGTTGTTTAGAGACTGCATTGTGACTATCGGTTTGAGGCGATTCTGTGGCGCTTTTTGAAAGTCCTTTGTTTGTTTTTTTTTCTTCCCCCGCCATGGAACGTAGTGGCGACAAGCGGACACTCAAGTCCATGGAAATTGAATAAAAAAACACCGACATTCCTGTCGGTTACCTCTGTCGGTTATGGTAAAAAGTCAGAAACAATCATTTTAAAATCGTCAAGCGACATTGTGAAGAACTCGCAACCTTCGCCTGCTACGAAGCTCAGCAGCTCGAACCGCTGATCTACATACAGACGCAGCGCACCTGCACCAATTTGATCGTCATCAAAGTTGTCAGACTCGCAAGGCGCGAATGAAAGGTCTATATATTTACCATCTACAAGCTCTTCAACACCGTTAGAAGGACAGAATGCGAGTATTTTATTTGCGAAGTTCATTTTATTCTTTCGTTTAGTTGTTGTCTTAATCGACAACTGCATTGTCTCAATCAGCTTGCGGACTTCAAAGCGCAGAAGTTGGAACTTTCAATTGTTCCTTTGTTTGTTTTTTTTACCCAATCGTCATGGAGCGTAGTGGAGTTTCAAGTCCATGGACTCTACTCAAATTACAACACCGACTCCTAGGTCGGTGTGCTGTGTTATTAAAAACCTGCGTCAGTGTTTGTGATGCAGCACATTTCCTGCAATGCTTCTGCGTATGTGTCAAAGTTTGCAAAAACGATAATGTCACAACTGTCATCGGTTTCAACGCGACTGTCACACGGTAAGCTGATTCCAATCAGTGTGTAGTCTGCAACACCGTTGATTTCTTCGTTGAGGTCGTTACGCACGATCAGATAACGATTTCCGTCTTGCGCGTCAAACATCACGGTCGCGTTAGAAGGAGCGCTGCTGACTGCGCTTGAGAATTCTTTACTGTGAACTCCGGTCAAACCATCGCAAGCTAAGTCTGTCAGGTGCGCATAGTAGTCATTGTTTAAAAACATTTTGTCTCTCGCTTTCGTTGTGTTGTTGTTGATGTATGTATTATGACCACCGATGTGTGGACTTTGCTTGGCACTTCTACCTTCGCCTGTCTCTTAAAATATCTCAATCCATGGACTCTGTTGGAATTCACTGCCCCAATACCGATCAATCTCACGGGCTTTCTTTTTCAGAATTTCAAACCAATCTTCACGGGTTGGGTTTTCCCAAATCCAACTTGGGCTTTCCAACCTAACCCAACGCCATGGCTATTCTCGGTAGGAAATAAGTAACGCCTACTCAAACAATGCAAGCTTGGATATGCGTAACGCCGACGGTAAACACTTCACTTACTTGGCTTCAGTAGATGCTTGGGAATCCAATGAAGAAATGGCTCAAGCTTTTCCCGATTTTCTATAAACCAAACCTTTCGCCCAACACCCACCTTGCGCCAAGCTTTCTTGCTTGATCTTTCTCTTTGAATGGAACTTGAAGATTGATTCTCATGTGAGTTTCTTCCATCGCGGTTGAAGTGCAGCAAAGACTTCCCCCTACCCCAGAGCCAAGTCAAGAGTAAGGAAGAGATTGAAGTGCAGCCCCTATGAAGGGATGTCTTTGGCTTGCATTCGTGGTCGCTTACACCACGCCGCCCCCGACCCCAAAGATCAACTCGGTCGCTCAAGTTATTACGGATTTGCACCGGCAGTAAGTCACGAAGGACTTACGCTTATTGAGTGTCGCTTTTCTTTCCGACCACCACGATTAAGGTGTCATAGGCTCACAGCGGGAAGTGCTGGTCTAACAGACAAACGAATTTTAGTCAGTTGTGACTTATTATGTCAAGTCTGGCAAAAACAGAGTGTCAATTTCTGACCGATCCGTGGCTCTAAGCACCCTAAAGCGACAAACGGGCCACGGAACGTACTGGAATTTCATCAGAATCCACGAAATTGGGCTTTGTGTAAGGTTTTAAAAAGTCCTTAATAATCAATCACACGCAAGGTTTTTGCAGGGGGTAAGTAAGAACTCCTGAAGACTAAGCTGCCCCACCTCTATACTTAGCTCAGAAATTCAGAGAAATATGTCGTCAGGCGACATTTTCGGCCTGAATCAGACAAACCGATCATTTGCATAGGAGACAAGCATGGCCTACAGAATAGACACCGGATGATGGCCTGACGGACACAAAGAGCCTGAAGAATGAGGACTTGGCCTACGGGGAGACAACCCGCCTACAGCCTACAAACCCTTATCCTACAAGGCTTGCGTGAGGTAGACAGTTGGGAATACAAGAGGTGGGAAGAGGAGTGGTAGAAGAGAAGAACGGGAATACCTCCAACCTGTTTTCCTTATATCTGTGTTATATCTGTGTTATATCTGTGTTATGTTTGTTTATATCTCCGTTACACATAGTTATGTCCGTTCTACATCTAATCCGCATTGTCTATTTCACTTCCATTCCTACATATTATCTTCACCCTTCCTTCTATTGTAATCTGATTGGGTTTTGATCTTCGCGAAAACCGTGGAGCCCTTGATATTGTTTGAGTCGCCGGTGTTTGGTTTGCCGAACGTTTATCTCTTACCGTTTAAGCGAATTCTCGGTTTGGCTTGGCTTGGTTGTTCTTTACCGCTGATCGAGTTTTGGTTTGGAATTCTCTTTTCGGTACTCGTTACATATTGAGTTTGGGGGGAAGCTAGTTTTCTGTTTTGGTTTAGTCAAAAGATGCCTGTCAGAAATTGACGTGCTTAGTTGGATTGACCTCTTTAAACGCGATTTAAGACACCGGAACTAGACAATTGATACTCAGACGTGACAAAAACACGACAGTCGAAATTTAACCTGTTTAAAGGTCGTTCCAGACGGTTTTAATTTGTTGTTTCATGTCATGTTTCTTATTTGTCTGGGAATGCGTTGAAATGCGAATGCTGACCGACATATAAGGATTTATGCTATTAGATAATTGTTCTTTATAATCAAACGCTTATATGCCGTGGAGTGGTATTTGGTTGGGTAGGCGTGAATAAGCCCAGAAAGGTGACATTTTCTGGGCTTACTTGAGACTTGAATTGAGCCTTACTTGAACGAGACTTGTCCTACCTTATTGCCGTCGATGTCACGCAGAAAGAAGTTTGGAGAAATCCCCGTTTCAAGTTTGTAGGCGATTTCTCTGAAAATCCGCGCAAGCTCAATCTGCGGAAAGTCTCCAAAAGCGTCATTGTCGGTTTCAATATTCAGATTGAGTTCCATTTGCATTATCCTTTCGCATGAACCATATTGGCTCTGATTGCTGCGTAAAACTCGCAGGGTGTTATTTCAATACCGTCACAGAAAAATCTGGTCGGATACGCTCGATAGGTCTTGCCGTTGATTTTAAATTCTTCACACATGATTGTTGCCTTTCGTTTAGTTTTCAGTGTAAGCATTATCTCAAGAAGTCAGTGGCGAAGCAATGTCACCACTGACTTATCCAGTTGGTTAGCCTACCACCAGCTTGTGTAGACAACAGCGAGTCCTTCGGTGAAAGCTTGACGACTGCGCTGGATGAAGTCTTCCAGAGACTCAATGTCGTCTTCACGAAGCGCGTCTCCGCCAAAGAAGAAACCGGCGGTAGCGGTCAGCTTGTTGGCGCTTACGTCAGACTCAAGCCGGTCGATGTCTTCAGGCATCAGTCGAACCGTGTCGCAGTTGAAATCCGAGTTCTTGCCGCCCTTCTCACGGTACAGGCGTTCCATCCAGCCGTGCAGATGGTTGAACTTGCGCCAGTATGCGAAATCGGTGTCCACGCCTACGTCTTCGCCTTTGTCATCCTTCTGAAAGACAATATCAACCTGTTGATCGCCGATCAGGTTTGCTGCCGTTGTGTGTGCGTACATATCGAGTCCCATTTTGATTCTCCTTAGTGTTTGTGTGTTTTAATTTAACATGAGGCTAGTTTAGAATCAGTCCGCAAACTGCCCTTGATACAGCGCCAGCCAATACGCACTAACGACCTCGCCCGGCAGTTGTCGGAACGCTTCATTGAATTCGTGAAACAGGTCGGACACCACTTTGTATTGCGCTCTGGTCAATTTCATTTTTAGCCTCTTGTTGTGTTGTTTCAGTGACTACATTATGACAAGCGATGTGTGGCACACGATTGGCGCTTCTGAGGTTGCCAGTCTTCCCAAATGCAACTGATAGAGGAGCAAATCTTCTGCGTATGCTTGGATAGCGCAATGTCTCCAGCCTCTATGATGCTCTTGGCTTTGATGTTGCGAACCGTGAGAGACTTTTGGAGATAGTCACCTCTTGTCCAAATCATCCATATCACAATTGCGGTATAGGTCTTCATGCTGGACATCCTTTTTGAATTTGCTCCTCCCAGAAGTCTTTCCACAACTGTTCGTGAATAAGGCGCAGTTCCGCTTCACGCTTCAGGAACGGTCTGCGCTTCGCATCAGCTTGCGGCATTGTCTTGCCGGTGCAGTTGCTTGCAAAATTGTCCAGCGCTCTCAAAACATCGCACCTCGTTGGCGAGTTCAGATCGGCAAACTGCTTGTCGGTAATTGCCAACAGTTCGTCTCCACTCATCCTGGTGAGCGTGTTATTGTCCATTTCAGTCACAGTGACCTCCTTCAGAGTCGATTTCGGAATTCAGGTCAGACCAGATGCCAAACACTTCAACAAGCGATTGGGCGAACTTCTGACAATGCTCGATCCAGCGTTTGCTTATCATCAGCTCCGACTCGTACAGGTCGCCAGTGCAAACGATGCGGTCGCGATTGGGGTTCTCGTAAAAGACCCAAACCCCAGGAGATTTCTCAAGTTCAAAATCGCCAAGTTTGCCATCTTTCGTGTAGGCTTTGCCTTTTGCGCCGTAGATGATCAGAGTTTTGTCATTTTCATCCTGGAGCTCCACAGTGTCGGTGCCTGTGAAGTAAATGTGTCGAAATGTTTCGCTGCCTACGTTGAATGTTTCAAGAATGTTTGGCATGACTTTTCTCCTGCTGTTGTTTTGCGTATTGTTCGTGCATTTTCATTGTCCACACAGATATTGGACTTCCGAAGTCCACGCACTTCTGCCACCGTCGCGCAACAATAAGCATTTCGCTGTATGGAATACCACCGTTCCTTGTTTGCTCTGACATGATTAGCCTTTCATATAGTAAGAGCGACGCCACTCAGCGAACTCTGGGTGTTTGGGACCGCAGTTCTCGTAGAACGGCTTGTCGAAGCGTTCAGTAGACGTTGCAACCTGATATTGAAAGCCTGCGTAGCACTTGTGCGCCATCAGAGCGTTCTCAAGCATCGCGTTGTAGCCTATCGCCATGCCGATGAAGTAATCCTCAGAGTGTTCGCGAACCCAAAGCGCTTGACTGGCTAGTGGAACGTTGCGTTTGGTTTTCAGAACTTGAGTAACGTGGCGCATCATTTCTTGCTGCTGATCCATCAGTATCTTGATTCGTGCCGGTGTCTTAGCCATTTCGTTCTTCTTTCGTGTTGTTTGTTGCGATGTGTGAATTATCACACCGCAACTATGGCAACTCACTACTGACTTAGTGGACTTTGCAAGAGTGCCAGTCGATCTTTGTTGAGTCGTAGGAGTGGTAATTACGAATCTTGGATTGCTTGTCGCTATGGTGTCCGCGAAACTTCACCTCGCAAAACTGAGACTTTAGGCGCGTAACGAGCAGATAGGCGTCGTTATCTTCTTCAAGGTAGGCGAACTCACCGCGCATATAGGAGTAATTTGAGATCATGTGGTAAATTCTTAGCTCCGCAAGCAACTTGAGCGGCACCTTGACCCAGCCGTGTCCTGGGTCCTCGTAACAGTCGAATGTTTTAGTTGCCATGATTACTTGCCCTCTGGATAAAACAAATAGTTGGCTATCGCCTTAAGCACAAACTCCGTTGAAAGGTTGTAGCCAAACGATCTTGCGAAAGCGCAGATGAAAGCCTTCTTTGATTTTTCGGTTGCCATGATTATTACCTCTTAATCTTCTGGGTGAGGTTGATCCTCACCGATGTAAAATGGATTGCGATACCAACAATCGCGGTCAGATAAAATCCACTGACAATCGTTGCGCTCGAATCCGCGCTCTGCTGCGCCTGCCTTATCCCACTCTGCATCTGTGCTGTAATTAAACTCTAAATCCTCTTCCATTTTGTTCTCTCGCGTTGTTTCAGTGATGCTATTGTCTCAACCTGACCATGGCGTCACAACTGACTTAGTTGGCAAAATCAAAACTTGAAAGAGTTAGCCAGTGCCACAGCTTTTCTGTACGTGTTCGCCACATGATGCGAAAACCTTTCAGACATTGGAAGCAACTGTCGAAGGGTTGGAACACAAACCGCAACATTCCATTTGCCGTCCGGCCTTTCTGATATTACGGCAAACGGATGCTGACAGGTGTCCTCGCCACGCTCATAGATGCCTGAGTCGTTATACATAGTGAAATTCTTCAGGCTCATACCGCCTCCATCATCTTTTCACTGAGGAAATACTGGCGCATCATTTCATACAGAACGTCACGTTTTTCGTCCGTGAAGTGATGATCAGCCAACCCACCGTCCGTCTGCCCAATGCGGTCTTGAATAATGAGACAGCCTGTATTTATCATTGCCTCAACAGCCTCATCCAACATGCTCGTCACGTCACTCTCAGTCATCATGCCGATTCTCATTCCAATGTCACTCATGCTCATGATTCTCTCCTTCGCCTGTAAGAATTGCTTCGATCTTGGCAAAGTTCGCCCAAGAGATTGTGATCCAGCGAGTCGAACCATGCGGGCCGGCAATCTTCATATTTGGCTGATAGTCGAGGTGGTCATCGCCTTCTCTTACCTGCGCAAATTGGTTTTTGATGTAATTCTTGCTCATAACCATCTCTCCTATTCAAAGTCAGACGAAACAACCAAACCGAACGAGCGCAGCGCCTCGCTCACCTTTTTTGGAAGCATTGACATACCGTCGAAGTCCACAAGTTCGTTATTCTCAAACCACAGACCGCCACCGGAACCGCTTTCATCATGCTCGAAGTAGCCGTACTGCGCTTCAGGATCGAAGCCTGTCTCCCAGTGTCCAACTTGTGCTTTTTTGGTGAACTTGTATGGTTTGCTCATTTTGTGCTCCTCGTTATGTTGTTGTTCAGTGATGCTATTGTCTCAATGAGACTGTGGATTAACCATTCAATTCAAAGGCGTAACCAAAATTACCCAATTCCAAGTCGTGTCTGTTCCGCAGGTCAGATTGCCAATACAAAAGCACACCGACTCACAGCCAAACTGCGCTGCTGTGATTGGCTTATTTCGCGCATCTGACGCATGACCGGCAACATCAACCGTTGTGTCGGTTCGCTTGGCTGGAAGCGTCACTGACGGCAAAGTGTCGCCGTAGTTACCGTATGCGTGACAGACAACGTTGCCAACCTGCTTACCACGCTTGCCTGTTGTGCGGTCAAATTCAAAAACTTTCATTTTCAGCCTCTTTGTTGCGTTGTTTTGATGATTGAATTATGACAACCGATCTATGGCGCACACTTGGCGAACTGATGTTCGCCAAGGGATTTCAAACGCAGACTGGCCTAGCATCGCTTTTCTCGTTGATATGTCGGTATCGCCAGCACCTTGCCGGTCGCTTAAATCGCGTTTAAACAGGTCTTTTTTCTACGCCAACCACATCGGTTCTTTGCGCTACAGCGACTATCGCCGTGGACTTGCTGCAAGTAACGGAAAGAGGCTTTCGCCTCTTTCCGATCTCAGTTTTCTTCTCTTCTGCTTGGTTCGAGGAACTCACTCTCCCAAAAGAATGAGCACTCGCCAGCTAACCAACTAACCAACTAACCATACTCGTCTCTCGGAGAGCGGCCGGCTCTCTGCGGAAGACTGACCGCTTTACTATGGCTCTTTTCATTGACTGATGGTTTGGGCCACCAGTGAGCAAGCGTCAGTCCGATGAGAAAGATTTTGAGCACTTAGGCAGCTTTGCGAGCTTGCAGGTGCGAAAAGCCAACCCAGTAAATGCGACCGAGCGTGCCAACCTTCACCTGTGCGGAGAAAGAAGGGCGACCACCGACACGGAACTTCTCGCTCATGTGTAGTGGCAGAACGCGAAGGTCATGCGCGTTGCCATGCTCCGCAATCATGCGGGAGAACTGGACGCGCACCTCGTCACGATCTTGAGGATGAACGTGCTTGAACAGTTCTGGGTTATCGCCGCCGAACACATCATCGGCAAACTTTTGAAAAGAGTCCTTCGGCTTGATTGTGATTACATTTGCCATTTGCTTCCCTTCTATGCGCATCTGCGCTATTAAAAAACGAATTATGGATAATTACAGCAGGATATGCAAGTCACTTGTGACTTACCCTTAACCACACAATGTTACCACTCTCCCATAGATGTCTTTGGCGTATTGAGAGCTGCGATTCGAGATTCCTTTTCAGCAGTCTCAAGTGCCTTCAGTGCGGCAAGCTCTTCGGAATACTTCCGTCGTCGCTCTTTCTCCGCCTGCTTCTTTGCGATAACGCAACTTTTGATTTTTGCGATTCGCTCCTTCTTTTGTCTCTTGTTCATGCGACCCTAACCCCCACTTTCGCTTTCATTTTGTGACCAACGGCGTGAATTACAATAGAGCGTTCAACGGGCTCACACGCTGTCGCTACGCCTTCATAGCAGGTAGCTCCTTTCGAGTTCACAATGACAAACTTTTTCGTGCAATCCTTCAGTTGAACGCTTTCATCAAACACGCCGCGACCGATCAGTCCTGTTTTCATGTGGTCTTTTGTGATAATCCAAGCCATGATGCTCTCCTAGTAAGTGATCACGCTGTCAATTTGGCACATGTATGCCCAACCACCGTCTTCTGGGTCTTCAATTAGGCTGTAGCTGATGCCGGGATGGCCGTTCTTAATATTCTCTTCAGCTTCGGTTACTACCGCTTTCTTAGGATGACCATGACCAAACTCTCCACGAACGATCACAATTGAACCTTCTCGGACTTGCTCAAGCTTTACCATTTCACGCCTCGTTGTTGTTTGTCGATGGTTGAATTATGACTTGCGCTCACAGGAACAGCAAGTCAGTTGTGACTTACTCCTTAAAGTAAGCCGCGCTCTGCGAATGATTCTGTCGAGTTTCCTGCGACAACAATGTGATCCAGAACACGCACATCAATCAGCGCCAAAGCCTGTTTAAGCGCATTGGTCAGCATTTCATCGGCACGCGAAGGCTCTGCGAGACCGCTAGGATGGTTGTGTGCAAATATCACGGCGGATGCGTTCGTTTTTAGCGCGGCTTTTACCACCTCGCGGGGGTAAACGGACGCTTGTGAGATTGTTCCAAAAACATCTCTTCGTAGGAAATCAGTCGGTTTTGTGTGTCCAGAAACATGCAAGCGAACACCTCGCGCTCAAGTAGCGCCATCTTCAACGACAGGTAGGATTTGACCGCTTTCGGGTCGCTCAGCG